TCAACATGCCCAAACTCGTCTGGTTCTGCATGCTCTTCTGAGATACAAGTGCCTTCGCCATACTGCTCATGCACAACATTCTTTGCACACAAATGCTGACGGTTAGCAGGGTTATCTTGATTGTCTTCCAAACCTTCTTTGATAGGGTTGACTGGTTTCATATCGCCTTGCTTTCTATCAGCACCACGCTTAGAATCACCGCCACCAGTAGGTTGGTTCACATCAGACGAACCTTGCTTCTGTGTAGGTTCACCGTTGTTTGGTTGAATGGTGACTTCTTTTACTGAACCATTAAATACATGGTCTTGACCGGGAACGGCATAGTAGTCATTTTTTTGCACCATGTGCTGATTGGCAAAGTCTTCCTCACCCTTTGAGCGAGGTTTGTATCCCTTTACTTCAGCATCGTCGTCTTTAGGTGCAACATAGTCTGCGGCAGGTGCTTCCGCGATATATGCACTAAACTTCTTGATCGCCATCGGTTTCCCCTTGGATTTCTACTTCTTCTTCTGAATCTGATGACATGAAGGACGATGCTACTTCAATCTTTTTCAAGTTGACTGCATCATGCACCTTATCCATTAAAATGTCATTCACAGCATTACGGAATGTGGAGGCATCTCCATCCATTGCCGCTTGTACTGCGTCTTGTGTAGTGTAATCGCTCATGTCGTAATCTCCTGTCAACTATTTATAAATTGTCACATCTCGTCTTCATCAGACGGTTCATCTGCGATTTGCTGATCGATTTCTTCGATCTCGTCTTCGGTCTGCATGAGAATGTTCTTACGAACCCACTCAGCAGAGTAATACTTTCCAACATACTCATCGATGTCGCGGAGTGTATTCAAACGCTCACGCATGATCTCTGCATTCTTCAGTTCTGAGAAATGGTTGTCTTCAAGGAAGTCGTAGTAAATCTGACCCTTGACCTCGTTCCATTCTTGCTTGGTAATGATACCCTTCAAAAGCAACTGTCGTTCTAACAGAATGTGGAATAACTCACTAAACCGATAACGCAGACGCGCAATAAACTTTGAGAACTTGAGTTCGTCACGAGTGATCTCAGACGCACGACCCAAGTTAAATGAGTTATCTGCTTCTAAACGAGACATCGGTACATTCAGTGACTGATACAGTTTTCTTTGGAAGTATTGAACATCTTCGATCTCACCAAGGTTCTGTCCACCCGGTAATGTTGAAATCTCTGTGCCTTTACCACCTTCACGACGAGGCAACCAATAGTCTTCAAGCATCGTGAGAAACTTACGATCATCACGGACTTCGCCAGTGTTTGCATCGTAGACTAACTTGTTCTTGTGCTTGACCATCATGTCGCGCAGATACTGCTCTGCCTTTGCTTTCGGCAAGTTACCCACATCGATGTAAAAGATTCGACGCTCTGGGGCACGAGCGAGACGATAGATGACTGTGGCATCTTCCAACATACGGAGTTGATTCAGTGGTTTGACTGCCTTGTGCATGTAGGACAGAATCATCTTATTGTTCTGATCCATGATGCCAGAATGACAGTATGCGATTGAATCTGGTGCAACCTTGACACCTTGATTGCCCGCAGTAATACCTTTGGCAGAATAGACAAAGTATTCATTGTACTTCTTGTTGAATACTTCTTTGGAAACTTGGTTTTGATTGTCGCGTTTTTCGACACGGACTTTCTTGATCTTTCGTGGATCAATGAATCGCAACTCTTGAATGCCTGCACGAGGTTGCTTATTATCAATCATAATGTGATAGTATAATCGACCATCGACATACCAGTTACGGAAGATGTCGTATGCACGATTGTGGAAGTTAAGCATGTTTAGGATTTCGTCAAACTCTTCACGAATACGATCTTTAATCTGATCATCCATCTCCTCGACATTATCAAGGACAATAGAGACAGGTGCATCGTATTCTGTTCCAACGATTGCTTCGTTTACGATGTCATCAACTGCTCGCTCACACTCAGGTTGTGATGCCATCTCACGATAGCGAGTAATGAGTTGTGCTTCGTTTTTTGCTGTGTTGTTAACATCAACGGTAGTGCCATAGACACCACCTTCTGCCACTGCGAGAGTGCCATCATCGTTTGGTGGGGGAGCGAAAGAGACTACATTAGGTTTTGTTTCTTCGTCTTTCTTTCCTATGGTAAAACCAAAGAGTTCGATTGCCATTTGTTTTCCTCAATAATAAACAGGGGCGACTTCTATGCTACTATTTAGTCGCCCCTTCAATCACTTTTGCGGGTTAGATTCCGCCCGCGTTACCAGTTTGACCACCTGATACTTGCCAGTAGTCATATGCAAAGGTAACTCCAAACTCTTCGATAGAATCGCCTTGATCCCACCCAAGGGTAATTTCCGCAACCGCAGTTGGGAAGATACCTACAAAGTCGTATACACGCAGAATCTCACCAGTCTTAGAATACTGAGTGACCTGTGCGTTTGCTTTATAGAGTGAAGGTGCTGTACCGCCCGCATTGTTTAAGTTGCCTTGGAAAGAGTTGATCGCATTTGACCACTGTTCCATAGCATTGCGGATTGCAAAGTCTTCATCGTTGATGATCGTTGGTGACCATTCAGCAAAAGTACGAGTACCTGCTAACTTGATGTTACGACCATAGTATGGTACTTCAATCGCACTCAAAGTTGCTTCTGGAATAGTTGCTGCTTTGCACAGGAATGGAACCTGTGCATCGGCAACACCGTTGATCGGGTTAGTAATCTGCACTTGGAACAGTGAGGGACGAGCACCGCCCGCCTTTAATGCCCCTGCGAATTCGTTTACATTAAACGCCATTTCGTTCTCCTTTTATCCTTTATTTATGTCGCACGACCAACGATTTCAGAGAACTCAACGCCTGTTCTAACAGCAACAAAGTTCAACTGAATGAAGTTGATAGAACGAGCAGGTTTAATGTAGATGTCGCCAACAAACTCGTTGCGGTCAATGACTTCACCAGTGTTGTTTGTGCCATCGCACACAACAGCAAAATCAGTAATACCACGACGACCTTGGACATCACGCAAGAACGGTTCTACCAAGTTCTTGAACTGTGCGCGTGTGAACTCATCGTTGAACTCAAACAATGTGAACTGCGAGGCAGTTGAGATTGCTTTCTCAAGTACGATGAACAAACGACGAACATTGATTCGATCAAACGCAGAAGGTTGTGCCAACAATGTCTTATCACCATAAAGAACTGTGCCTTGTCCGGGGAATGTAACAACTGGGTTAATGCCCTTCTTGTACAGTTGATCGCGATCTGCTTTTGATGGGTTAAACGCTAACTTGACAACATTCTTGACATTACCACGGTTGAATCCCGCAGGTGAGAACCAAGGATCACGAGTCAAATCAGTCTGAACCATGAGACCTGCTGTATCAGCATTCAGTGGTACATAGCGATACACATCGTTGTACTTATCGTATTGATACTTCCAACCAGAATCCATCACTGCATATGAAGATGATGGAAGTCCATCACGGAACGAGATGACATCATCACGCTCTTTACCTTCGAAACCGTTGTTGTTTACAACATCTGCTCGCTCTGGAGAGAGTACAACAATACAGTCTTTGCGAGTATCTGCAATGTTTGTGATCAGATGAGTTGCCAAAGTAGTATCTGCATCAGCACCCAGAATTAGTGAAACATCAACATCTTCGCTTGACTTAAATTTATTGTATGATGCAATCTTTTGAGCAGATGATAACTGAGTACCGTCCTTACCCTTAGTCATAGAATTAGTTATTGGTAAATTAGAACCTGCTAAGTATGAATTTCCGACAGTTGTTGATATGCCACCTGAACTTGTCAAGTTGCTATTGTGAGCACCCCACCAAATGTATGATGATTGCTGATTAATAACGTCTTTGTAATAGTTAGTTGCACCAGTGTCTGTCTTCGCATCAGATGCTTGTGATACATTCTGATACACTTCAAGGACAGTGCCTTGTGCACCAGAGAACTGACCATCTTCGTCGATGACTGCAACATGAAGTGCATCGCCAGTAACACCTGCTGTATTTGCATACGCAGTTGTAGTTGGTGCTGTGTCAAACTCACCGAAATACTCCCAACGACGAGTGATGTTTGGAGTGTAGTTAGAAACTGTATTACCAGTGTAGTTTGAATTCAGTGTAATTGTGTTTCCAGAAACCGCAGAAATCTTACGAGACTCATTATCTGGTCCAAGAAGAATCAAATCCCCAACAACAAACTGGGTTTCAGCATTTGAGGTGCCTTGCCCATCACCTGCTAAAGTTACAGTTGCTGAATTGCGAGTTGCATAGTAGGAAGTAGTAACTGTTGACTGCCATGCATTAGCATTGTGACAAACAGAAACCTTCAGCGAGTTACCCAGATCACCCGGATACTTGGCAACCCAATCGCCATGTGTAGATTTGTGTGTGTAAGTTTCGTTGTAGTATTCTTCGTTTTCAATGAAAGCACCAACTGTGCCAGTAGCGGCATTGTTTGCAGATGCGTTACCACGAACTACATAAAGTTGATTACCGTATGCAAGGAAGTTTGCCGCGGTGAAGAAATCAGTTGCGGTGTTTGCATTTGGTTTATTAAAAATATTTACAAGACGATCTTCAGAATCAACGAGTACGCGCTGATTTACTGGTCCCCACTTGAAGTTACCTGCGACTGCACCTTCAGTTGTGCTCACCGCAGGGACGACAGTGGTTAGATCAATCTCACTAACATTAACGCCCGGTGATACTTGGAAAGGCATTTTTTATCTCCTTCTCATTAAAGAGTTCATTTTTATAATTTCGTTCAAGTATTTATAAAAACGGTTATTTAGAATGTATCAAAATTTCTTGTGTCATAGTAGTCGTCTATGCCGCTTAAAGGCACATCAACCACATTTTCGTCTGGCATTCCATCGTCGTGGAAACCAAACGGAAGTAAATCTTCCATCATCTCTTCTTCATTTCTTGCTCTCAATGCTCTCAGTGTGTGTATGTCAGTCATTTCTTTAAAGTATTGCTGATCAGACACCCACGCAAATAGCACGAGGCACATTATTAAATCGTCATGACATCCAGACTCTGCTTCATATGATGCTCCTTTGCGAGAAAATGTTGACATCTCTTGTATGGTTGCAAAGTCATTGAGAATTAGTTGGTCTTGCTCAATCAAAAGTTTGAGAATGGAACAACCCACTGCCTTGACGGTTTTTGTTGTGCGTATTCCTTTGTCTACATTTTTCCCGAAACCAGAGGATATTCTTTTACCAGAACGTCCTGCTGATTCTGTGTATAGTATATTTTCATACTCAAAATCATAGTGTAGCAAGTCTGAGACTTGTTCTCCGATGTCGTTAATCTCAATCAAAACGACAGATTCATTGTAATGTTTTACTGTTCTATGTATAATTTCAGCATATTCTATTGGTGTAATATGGTTGTCACGAAACGCGCATACTTGACGATATGGCATTTTTGATACGTCAAGTACTTGGAATGCAGAATAATCTAATCCCTTTCCACGTGAAACATCCACTACTGTAATATACGAGTGTCCTTCTTGTGGTTCTTGATACATAAACAGACCGTTAGACTCTCTTAGAGGTCTTTTATGAACCAATGCCTTGAGTTTATTACCTTCGATCAATGTGCCAGACGAACCTAAGAACTGACACTCAAACTCCTGTGCGAACTTTTCGTAGTCGTAGTCCATCGACGAAAGCATCTCTTGCTTCCACGCATCATCACGACTCGGAACATCTTGCCACATCACTTGCACAAACTCATAACCATTCGTTCCCTCACGCGCACCCTCGCATGTCTTATAGAAGTGATTGAGTCCATTTGGTGTGGATGTCAGTAGAATCTTAGTTGTATTACCAGATGAAATGGTTGGGAATACTGAGGCAAAGAACTCGTCCCAGTTTTCTACGAACGCGGTCTCATCGATGTATAGGAATGAAATTGACTTACCACGAATCGCAGAAGAGGATGTGGCAGACGCAAGAATCTTACACCCATTCTCAAATTCGACGGAACCTTTGTTCCATTCCACCACACCTTGTTGCAACCACTTGGGCAATGCTTCGTATGCTATCTTGACTCGATCAAGAATCTCTCGTGCGGCATCGCCTTTGTTGGCAAGCAGTGCCACAGTGCGATGCTCATTAAATAATACATAATGTAATATAACGCATACCGCAGTGGTTGTCTTACCTGCTTGACGAGAGGTTACAACCGCACATCGACGATTGTTGGTAATTTTATCAATGATGTCTCGTTGATAATCATACAGTGCAATCGGAATCAATCCACGATCTACATGGACGATGTTGATGTATTTTTCGGCAAAGTAGGAAGGGTCTTTGGAACACTTAACAAATTCTTGTATCTTGTCTTGCGTCCACTCAATTGACTGTCCTTTCTTTTTTAGATTTGCGTTGCCGTTATAACCACGATCAATCATCATCACCCTTGATTAGTTTTTGAAGATCAGCAGTGCTACCAACGAATAATGCGTTTGTCACATTCTGTGGAGAGTCTTGCTTTTCTTCTTCTCTCAGTTTTTTCAACTTGGTTTGGACTTCAAGCAAATCTTTGTTGGCATCCACCAGTGTCTTAGTCAGCGTAGATACCACCTCAAACGCACGAGGATGCTCTGATGCCTTCGCAAGTTCTAAGAGGTAGTCTAATGCCTCAGTTCCTCTCTCAATAACATCATACATGTTTTCACGCGCATACGTGTAATCCTTTGTGATGTCATCATCGTTTTTTGTCTTCGCGTTAAAGTTTTCACGCCTAAGTGAAGGAGTCTTGTCGTCTACCAACTCACCTTCGACTTGAAAAATCTCATTCAGACTTTCGGTTGTATTGTCTTTCATGATCCATGCCCATGTCGATCTATTCCATCAAAATAATCGTCTTTCTCAAATGTAATACCGTAGTCGCTGTTCGCACTGATTGATGATGTGGCAATCGATGCGGTTGCGTTTGTTGTTGGTGAACCGTTGGCAAGAAGACCCGGATTCAAATCAAGTCGTACATTGTTAGGTGCGCCAACAATATTGTTTGCAGACAGATCAACGATGGTGCGCTTAATAACGCCTTTGTTCGTAGTCGGTCCAAATAAATACCCCTTGACAGTGAAGTTAAAAGTGTATAAAATAGCACGACGAGTCAGAAAGTCTGCTTCATATGTATCTTCAATCTGCATGTCTTTTAAAATCGTTGGCACATCGTACTTATCACCAATCTCTGGCACAAGGTTCAGAGTGTGAGTCCATTCTGGTCTAAAGAACGGAAGAATCTGTTCGACGACTTGAACTGCATCTTCTTGGTTGGCAAACATACCGTGTAGTGTGAAGTCCAAGTCGTATGGAGTCGGTGTCCAAGCAGAACGGAGTGTGTCGTTGTCTGAGGTACGAATACCGACATTACGAGTCAGTTTGTTCAGTCCTCGTTCTGGTGCGTATGATACATTCGTCATTTCAAATGCCAAACGAGGCAACTGAATCGCAACATCTCTGTCGAGGTTTGGATCAGCACGTAATCGTGCTAAAAACTTTTCGCGAGGACCGTATGCGATTGGCACACGAATCGTTTGCGTTGCAGTACCTGCATTGTTGTAGCGAACGACATCAATGTCATTGAACATGTTTCCGAACATGATGACATACTTTCGTAGTATGCCGTGATAATAACTATGACCAAACATTACCAATTACTCCCTTCAGAGAACGGATTGATTTCAGTAAAGTCAATGAAACTGATATTAGAGGTTGCACCAAAGAACTCATTGTTTGCTTGATTGTCTGTTGTCTCAATTCTATATTCTTCTTGTACGATTGCAAATCCATTTTCAAAGACAAGACGATCTCCTACTTCTGTAAGCAGTTCAAGACCTTCTTTAACACCTGAGTAAGTATCTTCAATCGCATCAATATCTGCGATGCCAGTGTCGATAATTTCGTGACTGTATTCAAAGAGTTCAAGTGTGAGATCGTAGGTTTGCAAACTTCCCATCTGATAGAAGATTGCTTCGTGCTCGACAAACTTAACCTCAAAGATTTTACCATTGAGTGGGAAGTAGATAAGATCGCCTTCTGACGGACGTGCTACACCTTCTGCCTCATCAACTGGAGTGGTATCTTCAACTGCGAGTTCTTCGCCAAAGCGACGACGCGAAACTGTAAGAACCATCTCATCACGAATCTCCAATCCAAACTTAGAAAGGAAGTCGCCATCCCCTTGGAATCCATCCACAGACTTGATGTACATCTCCACAGGATAGGCATTTTCAAACTTCGACAACACATCCTCATGAAATAGATTATCTTCTTTCACGAGTGTGCGTGGCAAGTAGAACACTTCAATACCGTAAATCTTGATCGATTCAATGATCAGATTCTCAATAAGGTTCTGCTCTTGCGTGAACGCATAGTTGTTGAAGTAGAGGTTTGTTGTTGGCATTTAATTACCCAATCATGTCCATCGCGGGCATTGAGTAGTTGTTTACAACTTCTTCTTCTAACCGCTTAATTTCCTCATCTGCTTCGTTCCAGATTTGCTGTCCATTGAACTGCACACCACCGGGCAATTGCATCCCTTCAAACTTCTTCATGTTCTCGCCCCATTGACGTTTGAATAGTTGTGTAGTATATTGTCGTAACCAACGATCACCCCAAACAGATGTGTAGGTGTCTGGGTCAAGTACACGATATGCTTCGATGATGAGATACTCACCGACAACAGTGCGAGTGTTCCAATCCATGTCGATAAACAAACGATCCATGTGACGATTGAAACGCAGTGGTTGCTTACCAACGAAAATCTCTTCCATCAGTGCTACTCGACGCATAGACTCAGTATAGTTTACAAACTGAGCATGCGACCAATCGTAGATTTCGTTGAGTGTAATCTGATAGCGTAGGTTGAATAGATTATTAGCATTGAGTCCAGTGCCAATAGGAAAGACGTTAATAACACCATTGATGTTAGTAGGAATATCAATGTAACCGTTTGTCTGATCTGATGATGTGACTTGGTGCTTGTAGTAAGTTCTTTCCACACCATCATAGTGATAGTCGCGATAGAATTCAAGAGCATCGTCTATGCGATCTTGCATCTGATCTTCATCGATGTTGATCTCAATAACCGGATGCCCAAGTCTACGGAGACAGTAGTTTTTTAAATCTGTTCTGCTTCTTGGATTTGCCATTTTTATAATCCTAACACTAATCTGCTAGGACTATTTATATGTTTTGGATTTAGTCTTGTTGACCTGCCGCAGCAAATCTTGTTTGCGATAAATCACCGACATCAGTCGCATTGGCATCTGTTGCGAAAGGAAACTTGTCGATTGTGTTGACAAGAAAACCGCCAGAAGCGTACCCATTGTCGGATGAAGATTGACCTGCCGCATCTTGTCTTGCTTGTGTTAAATCACCAACATCAGTCGCATTGGCATCTGACGCAAATGGAAACTTGTCGATTGTGTTGACTGCAGGTGGTGCAAAACCGCCAGAACTGTATCCATCTGTCGATGAAGATTGACCTTGCACCGCCGATCTTGCCTGTGTTAAATCGGCAACGTCAATCGAATTGGCATCGGTTGCAAATGGAAACTTTTCGATTGTGTTGACTATTGATGGTGTACCACCGCCAGAAAAGTACCCATTGTCGGATGAAGATTGACCTGCAAGATATGCTTTTGCTACTGTCATATCGCCAACATCTGTCGCATTGGCATCACTTGCAAAAGGAAACTTGTCGATTGTGATAACTCGTGATGGTGTAGCACCGCCAGAGGTGTATCCATTATCGAATGAGGATTGACCTGCGCCACCATCTCTTGCTTGTGTTAAATCACCAACGTCAGTCGCATTGGCATCAGACGCAAAAGGAAACTTGTCGATTGTGGTGACTCGTCCCGGTGCCGAGGGTGACTCACCGCCAGAACTGTATCCATTGTCGGTTGAAGATTGACCTGACGCATAATATCTTGCTTGTGTCAAATCACCAACGTCAGTCGCATTGGCATCTGATGCAAATGGAAACTTGTCGATTGTGTTGACTCGTGGTGGTGAACCACCACCAGAAGCATACCCCGACACAGTGCCTGACATAGGAGGAGGAGGTGGTTCTGCATCCACCAAAACAAATCCATCAGGAACCGACACTTTTTCTAGAGAAGAAGTTAAATCGTCATCGAATACTGTTGTACCGCTTACTTTTATTGCCATATCTCTTAATCCTGTTGACCTGCCGCGGAACTTCTTGCTACTGTCAAATCACCGACATCTGTCGCATTGGCATCAGTTGCAAAAGGAAACTTGTCGATTGTGTTGACACTTGGTGGTGCATCACCGCCAGAAGTATATCCATCTGTCGATGAAGATTGACCTGTCGCAACATCTCTTGTTTGTGATAAATCACCGACATCAGTCGCATTAGCATCAGATGCAAACGGAAACTTGTCGATTGTGTTGACTCGTCCTGGTGGTGCTGCTCCGCCAGAGGCGTATCCATTATCGGTTGAAGATTGACCTGCGGAACCACTTCTTGCCACTGTTAAATTACCAACGTCAGTCGCATTAGCATCAGATGCGAAAGGAAACTTGTCGATTGTGTTGACTCGTCCTGTTGGTGCAAAACCGCCAGAACTGTATCCATCTGTCTCTGAAGATTGACCTACCACATAATTTCTTATTTGTGTTAAATCGCCAACGTCAGTCGCATTGGCATCACTTGCAAAAGGAAACTTGTCGATTGTGTTGACTCGTGGTGCTGCATAACCGCCAGAACTGTATCCATCTGTCTCTGAAGATTGACTCGCCAAATTATTTCTTGCTTGTGTTAAATCACCAACGTCAGTCGCATTGGCATCTGTTGCGAAAGGAAACTTGTCGATTGTGGTGACTCGTGGTGGTGCATCACCGCCAGAAGTGTATCCATTGTCGGTTGAAGATTGACCTGCCGACTGCCTTCTTGCTTGTGATAAATCACCAACATCTGTCGCATTGGCATCTGATGCAAATGGAAACTTGTCGATTACGTTGGATGTTGGATTACCGCCAGAAGTATATCCTGACACAGTGCCTGACATAGGAGGAGATGGTGGTACAAGAAACTCTGGAGCAAGCAACTCCGCGTCAAACTCTAAACCTTCACCTGTAACAGAGATTGTTTGATCATCCCATTCTATTTTGTCTTTATAGATTTTTATTGACATATCTCTTAATCCTGTTGACCTGCCGGAGCACTTCTTGCTTGTGTTAAATCACCGACATCAGTCGCATTGGCATCTGTCGCGAATGGGAACTTGTCGATTGTGGTGGCAAATGGTGGTGCAAAACCACCAGAAGTGTATCCATTTTCGGATGAAGATTGACCTGCCACACTACTTCTTATTTGTGATAAATCACCAACGTCAGTCGCATTGGCATCAGTTGCGAAAGGAAACTTGTCGATTGTGTTGACTCGTGTTGGTGTAGCACCGCCAGAACTGTACCCATTGTCGGATGAAGATTGACCTGATAGGTTACTTCTTGCTTGTGTTAAATCGGCAACGTCAGTCGCATTAGCATCTGTTGCGAAAGGAAACTTGTCGATTACGTTGACTATTGGTGGTGTACCGCCAGAAGTATATCCATCTGTCGATGAAGATTGACCTGCCGCACTATATCTTCCTTGTGTTAAATCACCGACATCGGTTGCATTGGCATCGGTTGCAAATGGAAACTTATCGATTATGTTGCCTATTGCCGGTGCTGCACCGCCAGAACTGTATCCATCTGTCGATGAAGATTGACCCGCCAAATTATTTCTTGCTTGTGTTAAATCACCAACGTCAGTCGCGTTGGCATCTGATGCAAAAGGAAACTTGTCGATTGTGTTGACAAATGGTGGTGCATTACCGCCAGAACTGTATCCATCTGTCTCTGAAGATTGACCTGCCTGTTGTGCTCTTGCTTGTGTCAAATCACCAACATCTGTCGCATTGGCATCTGTCGCGAATGGGAACTTGTCGATTGTGGTGGCAAATGGTGTTGCACCGCCAGAAGTGTATCCCGACACAGTGCCTGACATAGGAGGTGCAGGGGTGATTCTTCCTAATGTTCTAATATCGCCATCAAACTCAAAACCATTGTCAGTAACAGTTAAGGTATAGTCATCGAATTCAATTTTTTCTGGGTAGATTTTTATTGCCATATCTCTTAATCCTGTTGACCTGCCAACTCCCTTCTTGCTTGTGTCAAATCACCAACATCTGTCGCATTGGCGTCTGATGCGAAAGGAAACTTGTCGATTGTGTTGACATTTGGTGGTGCATAACCGCCAGAAGTGTATCCATTGTCGGTTGAAGATTGACCTACTGTCAACCTTCTTGTTTGTGTTAAATCACCAACGTCAGTCGCATTGGCATCTGATGCGAAAGGAAACTTGTCGATTGTGGTGACTGCACTAGATGGTGCATAACCGCCAGAACTGTATCCATTTTCGAGCGATTGTTGACCTGCCGCACTATTTCTTGCTTGTGTTAAATCCCCAACATCAGTCGCATTGGCATCTGTTGCAAAAGGAAACTTGTCGATTGTATTGACTCGTCCCGGTGCCTCACCGCCAGAACTGTATCCATTGTCGGTTGAAGATTGACCTGCCATCAACCTTCTTGCTTGTGTCAAATCACCGACATCAGTCGCGTTTGCGTCAGTTGCAAATGGAAACTTGTCGATTGTGGTCCTTGGTGTGGGTGTATTACCGCCAGAAGTGTATCCATTGTCAGATGAAGATTGACCTGCCGAACCTTCTCTTGCTTGTGTTAAATCACCGACATCTGTCGCATTGGCATCTGTCGCGAATGGGAACTTATCGATTGTGTTGCTATGTGGTGGTGCAAAACCGGCAGAAGTGTATCCATCTGTCGATGAAGATTGACCTGCCATCAACCTTCTTGCTTGTGTTAAATCACCGACATCAGTCGCATTGGCATCTGTCGCAAAAGGGAACTTGTCGATTGTGTTGACTGTTGATGGTGAAGCACCGCCAGAAGTGTATCCAGACAC